TATGCCGATGGAGATTGACTATAAAACAATCATCATTATCATTTGGGTTTGCTTAACATATTACATCGGGAGAGACTTATGAACGAGGATAAATTCATAAAGTATACATTACTGGCTGCTTTTGCCTACTTTAGTGGACATGTGTTATACTATATTTTTCTGGAATCAGCATGCTATTTATACGGAGTGTTCAATTGAAAAAGTTATATAAGATTTTAGATGAGGATGGTTCAGTCGTTAGAATCTTTGGTTATAAAGAAGAAGCAGAACGATTCTTAAAACTAGACAAATCCTTTAAGATTCAAGTACTTATGATGGAACGTAAGCGTAACGCTGAGAATAAATTTCAGTGGGCTTACAAGATTTTAGGTGACGCTTTAATTTAATTGTGATATAATATTTGAAAAGGAATACACCATGAGATGCATTTGCTGTGACAAGATTCTTAGTGACTTTGAAGCTACTCGTAAGAGTATCAATACGGAAGAGTACCTAGACATGTGTAATAAATGTTACGCTACAGTTAGTGATCAATTACTTTCGTATGAGCGTAATGATTTATATGACGAGGAAGATGAGTACTATGAAGACCTAGACGACTCAGATTTCACATCACAAAAAAAGCTAGACTATGAAGAATAACTGTGCTATAATATCTTTATAGATATATTTATATAGTAATGTATTTTATATAGTTTATATCTTAGACATAACTTTAAAGAGGAAACCATGGCAAGCTTAAGAGATCAACCTGAAGAAATGGCTTATCATTTCGCATTGCAGGAAATCGTAGACTTTGCTCAGTTGTATGGAATTGATATTGTCATGCAAGACATTGTCGATACTTGGAACATCCGTCTCAAAGCTCAGGACACAATGACGATTGACATAGGATACGAATACTCATGAATAAACTAGTCGAAGAAGCACCGTATCACCCAGGCTATGAAGATGCAGTGGTGTCTCCTGCTCCGAAGTACAAGGGAGTTGATCCTGCTAAGATGATCTGGAAGAATGACGCATTGGAAAAAGAATTAGAACACTACAAGAACAAAGCTGAGTATCTTGACAAGAGGGAACTAGAGTTACTTGCTAAGATCAGAAAGTATGAAGAAGTATTACACGCTATCGCTAATGACTACCATGAACTTAGCAACCACAAGATAGAGGTTCAGGTTCGTAATCACAAGAAGTGGGCTAGGGAGGTATTGGAATGAACGAGCATGGCTACTGTCCCGCATGCGGAGCAAATCTTGATGGTGGTCTAGTGTGGGAATACTTCTACGCTCAATCAGGATCGAAGGAAGAAGCAGACGCTATTGCCAGCATGTACGGAGCAGATCGTACCAGTGGTAAATGGGGCAGGGCTTTAGGGATATACGACAGAGAACTGGACAGGACTGTGGCATGGGAATGTCCTGATTGTGCACATCGATGGGGAAGAAATGAAAGTGGAGAGTAGGTTTTTAAAGCATATACCTTGCATGAACTGTGGTTCTTCTGATGCTAACAGTCTATACGATGACGGTCATGAATTCTGTCACCGCTGTGGAACGTATAAGAAGGGCTCAGAAGCGATGGCAAAGGCTTGGGCAGGGGAGGATATCAACCATGATAAACAAACGCAATACGGAGGGTTTAAACCAGTGCTAGAGGCATTAAATAATGTAGAGTCAATCTCAGTTCAGGAGCGTGGTATTTCTGCCAGTACTATGCACTACTTTGGTGCAGGTTCTGACGGTAATAAATACTACTTCCCCTACGCTGATGTGTCTGGTAAGATTGTTGCAGCCAAGACTCGTGGAGTTGAGGAGAAGGAGTTCTCTGTCATTGGGGATTGGAAGAATGCTGTGCTCTTTGGGCAGAATAAGTTCACCCCTGGAGGTAAGGCTATCACGATTACCGAGGGTGAGTTCGATGCACTGGCTTGTTACCAGCTAACTGGTTCACGCTTCCCAGTGGTATCTATTCGTAACGGTGCGAGCTCTGCACTCAAGGATTGTCGAGCAAGCTTTGAGTACTTGGATTCTTTTGATAAGATTGTGATCTGCTTTGATAACGACGAAGCTGGACAACAAGCAAGTAACCAAGTTGCTGAACTCTTCGGGGCTAAGGCACATGTGTTCAAGTATCCGATCAAGGAACTCAAGGATGCCTGTGATTACCTGAGTCGTGGTAAGAATAAAGAATTCATTGACACATGGTGGAATGCTGAGAAGTATGTACCTGACGGTATTGTCTCAGGATCTACGCTGTGGGAACTAGTCAATCAACCAGTGGAGAAAGCTGACGTAGATTATCCTTATCTTGGAATGAATGACCTGACCTATGGTATTCGCTGTGGTGAACTCGTTACAGTGACTGCAGGATCTGGACTAGGTAAGTCTCAGTTCTTGCGTGAGATTGTATGGCAGATACTGAGTAAGACGGATGACAATATTGGCTTGATGTTTTTGGAGGAGTCGGTTAAGAAAACTGCGAAGAGTTTAATGGCACTCGCTGCGAATAAACCCTTGCACTTGCCTGACTGCCAGACTACTGATGAGGAGTTACGCTATGCCTTTGATGCTACCCTTGGAACTGATCGTCTATTTTTGTTTGATCATTTTGGGTCTACCGCCATTGACAATATTATCAACCGAGTACGCTTTATGGCAAAAGGTCTTAATTGTCGTTATGTATTTCTTGATCATGTATCGATTGTGGTCAGTGCTCAAGAGAACGGTGACGAAAGGAAAGCATTAGATGAGATTATGACTAAGCTTCGCACGATTGTCCAAGAGACTGGCATTGCATTGTTTGTGGTATCTCATCTCAAGCGTCCTGAATCTAAAGGGCACGAAGAAGGAGCTGCTACGTCACTCGCCCAGTTGCGTGGGTCAGGGTCGATTGCCCAGCTATCGGATATGGTGATTGGTCTTGAGCGTAACGGTCAGCACGAGGATGTGACGGAACGGAATACCACCTACGTCCGAGTATTGAAGAATCGTTTTAGTGGTTTAACTGGATTGGCTTGTCGTCTACTATATCGTCGTGATACTGGTCGGATGTCTGAGCTACCACCTGAGGAGAAAACATTATGAAAAAGATTTTACTTGCAGTGAGTTTGTTTATGATGTATAATATTAGTATGGCTTGTACAACTACCATCGTTTCATCTGGTGGAAAGTATATCACCTGTACTGTTTGCCCGAATGTCACGATATGCAATTGATTAAATGGTTAGGAACTACACTATGCTTAATCGGAATAGCGTTAACTAGCTTCAATGTATATCCACTTAATATATTATTTGGACTGGTGGGATCAGCACTGTGGACTTATGCTGGTGTACTGCAGCGTGACATACCTCTGATCCTAGTTGAAGCAGTAGCAGTTGCTCTTTACTTTGCAGGAGTAGTCTCTTATGTAACATATGAGTTACATAAATGGCTTTAACGTAACATTAATGATACATTATGGCACAGTTTAAAGACAGTTTAGAAGTAGGGCTACGCACTGAGGAGAAGGTTCTAAACATACTTCGCAATAAGTATCCTTCTGCCAGCCTGATCAACGCATACAAGGGCTATGACATTTGGATACCTGAGTTGCACAAGTCAGTGGAAGTTAAGCAAGATCATAAAAGTGAATACACTGGTAATATCGTGGTCGAGATTGAGATGTTTGATAAACCTTCTGGATTATTAGCTACGACTGCAGACTATTGGGTGTTTAGCGATAAAGAAGATTCATTTGTTGCTATACCAGTAAAGAAAATATTTCAGTGTATTATGCTTAATAATCTACAATATAAAGAGTTCGTTGGAAAAGGAGATACACATCCTAAGAAAGCTTACTTGATTAAGAAAGAATTATTATTTAGTTATGGGAATCCATTATGAAAGAATCTTTAATCGTAGTTGCTGCTTTGTTTGGATTATTAGTGGGCTTCTTAGTCAGCGAACATAAGCACAGACTAGATAACATTCAATGCAGTAGTTATTCCACAAAGCAGTCCAAGTGGGATGGCTATCTAGGACGAGATGAGTTCGGAGGTATACGCTGCTTCTGGCTAGAGCGTGAGTATCCCTGGAGAGTTAGACAAGGAGTGCCTGTATAGTGGTATGGTACTGCCCACCTTTAAACTTATTTAATTGGAATAACTTTTGGAAATGGAATAGCATGTCGCATCCTGATCAAATCTTTGGAGATAAAACCTATGCTCAGCATGGAGATGACATTATTGTTAGGGCTATTTTTCATAGTCTTGGTATTGATAAGCCTTCTTACTTGGATATCGGAGCACACCATCCTGAAAATATTAGCAATACTAAATTGTTTTATGATAGCGGGTGTCGTGGTATTAATGTCGAAGCAAATCCTGGTCTGCATCAGTTATTCCTAGAGCAAAGACCTGAGGATATTAATCTGAATGTAGGAGTAGGTACGAAGTCAGGCTTCCAAGATTTCTACATGATCGATAGGTATTCAGGACGTAATAGTTTTGTTAAGGAAGTAGCTGAGGGATTCGTTAAAGATTATCCTGAATTCAGTATCACTGAAGTAAGACAGATACCAATTTTTACAATCGAACAAGTGCTACACCACCGTCGCATCCCAGACTTCTTAACGATAGATATTGAGGGAATGGACTACGATGTACTTGCAAGCATTGACTACAGACGGTATCCGTTTAAAGTAATCTGTGTTGAGATACAACCATACAGTGAGGAAGATATTCGGACGCTAATGTTTAATGTCGGGTATCATTCTATTATTCGCTGTGGTTCTAACTTAATATTTGTTGACAAGAACTTAGCACATATGGTAAAATAGATGTATGCAAATAATATTAGACATCGAAACAAATACAACACATGACAAGATTTGGATGTGTGTTACTAGAGAAGTAGGAGGAGATGTAAAAGTATGGAAGGAAGCAAACGGATTACAAAAGTATTTGGACAGTTGCGATTTGATTATCATGCACAACGGAATATGCTTCGATGCCCCAGTACTGAGAGAGAACTGGAAAGTTACGATGAAGCCGAGCCAAGTGTGCGACACGCTCGTACTAAGTCGCCTTCTAAGCCCAAGCCTAGAGGGAGGACATAGTTTAGAAGCATGGGGTCAACGCTTAGGTTTTCCTAAGATGGATTATAAGAACGCTTGGATTGATGAGATAACCTTCGAAGATAACGGTAATCCTAATAGTTTTAGAAAGCAGGTAAGTTATAAAGATGGCGACTGGTTTAATAAACCAATCAAGAAACTGCTTGAGAAGTACTGT